GTATGAGTGAATCCAATCCGGGTTATTATTCGGCCATGAAAACCCAGCCGATTGAGGTGATTAAAGCCACACAATCCAGCGAACAGTACGGCGGATTTTTGCACGGGAACTGTGTAAAATACTTGCTGCGTTACCCGGTACATGGTGTGCCGGGGAAAGGCGGATTAGCCGACCTGAAAAAAGCCCGGCAGTATTTGGACTGGTTGATTGAATTGGAGGACGCCGCTTGACTGAAAAACCGATTGAACTGGCTCTGCCCCTGATCAAACGATTCGAGGGGTTTCAGGCCACACCTTACATTTGCCCGGCAGGAAAGCGCACGGTCGGTTATGGGCATGTTATTGAGCCGGGGGATGCCCTGACCTACCCCATGACGGAAAACGCGGCAGAAACGCTATTGCGGGCCGATATACAGCGGTTCGCCGATGACTTGTACGATCTGCTTCCTGACGCATCGCTGACGTTTCCCATGCGGGCGGCGCTGATTAGTTTGATGTTCAATATCGGCACTGGCGCATTTGCCAAAAGCACACTGCGAACCCTGATTAAAGGACACCTCTACGAAGCCGCGGCGAATGAATTTATGCGCTGGGACAAGGCCACGGTGAACGGCAAGAAAGTCGTATTGCCCGGCCTGACTACTCGTCGCGCCGCCGAACGCGCCCTCTACCTCCAAGACGGGATGCCGAAATGAGATTCAAATTTGGCCCGATTGACTTTACGCAACCGTCCACCTGGCGCGGCATTGCCGGGGGTGCTGCCGTGTTTGGTCTGAGTTTCAGCCCGGAACTCACCGAGCAGATTGCCATTGCCCTGGGCGCATTCCTGGCCGCCATTGAGCTATTTCGCAATGAACACCCGCCGACTCCGGTCAATATCCAGCTACCGCCCATTGAAATGGTCGCTCAATCCCTGGGAGTGGCTGCTGGCCCTGACTCTGTGGCTGATCGCCGTGCTGCTGATCAGCGGGTGCAGCAGCCCATGCGGACCCTCCATAACACCGACGAAGCCAGCGACGTGGACAGTCACGCCGGTTGGGGCAGTTGAGTCCGTAGGCATTCACTGTGAGTGGAGATTTCAATGATCGATGAATCTGTGGCAGCCCATGATCGGCGACTGGCAACCAACGTCGATATTCAGCGGATGGTCGATCAGAACCAGGGGATTTGTAACACGATCCAGAGTCTGGTCAGCACCGTCAACAATCACGAAACGCGGATTACGGTGCTGGAGGTGAAGCACTCGCTGTCCACCAAAGAGGTCGAAGAAATCAAAGACAACGGGGCGGAAACCTTGCGCGTTCTGGCGGAGCATACCCGGCAGGAAGATAAGGACCGGCAACGGCTGTTAGCCGCCGTGGTGACTACGCTACTGGCCGTGATCGGCGGTGTGGGTATGATCCTCGGTCAGCGGCTGCTGGGCGGGTAGGGATGACTCCCAAACAGCAAGCCTTTGTCGAGCACTATGCCGCGTGTGGCAATGCGACCGAGGCTGCGCGGTTGGCGGGGTATAAGCACCCGCGAGAAGTGGGAGCGGAAAACTTATCAAAACTTATCATTCGAGACGCCCTGTCTGCCATTACCGCGAAAGTCACCAGCGAGCGGATTGCTACCGCACAAGAGCGTCAAGAGTTTTGGACGGCAGTGATGCGTGGCGAATTTGGCGACGAAGCCGAAATGAAAGACCGGCTCAAAGCCAGCGAGCATTTAGGCAAAGCGCAACAGGACTTCATTGACCGCAAGGAATTGACGGGCAAGGATGGTGCGCCGCTGACTGCGCCCGATGTGAAGCTGGTGTTCGTCAATGCCCTGCCCGTTGTCGATTGAACTGTCTCAGCCCTTCCATGTGGCCCTGAAACCGGCCCGCTATAAAATCTGGTATGGCGGAAGGGGTGGAGCCAAGAGTTGGAACGTAGCCCGACTACTGCTGCTGAAAGCCTATCGAGAGAAAGTCCGTGTGCTTTGCGCCCGCGAGTTTCAAAACAGCATCGGCGATTCCGTCTATCGCCTGTTGCGCGACCAGATTGAGTTAATGGGCCTGACCGATCATTTCACCGCCACCGAGAGCAGTATCAAAAGCCGCTCCGGTTCGGAGTTCCTGTTCAAAGGACTCCAGCGCAACATCAACGAAATTAAATCCCTTGAAGGCGTGGATATTTGCTGGGTCGAAGAGGCGCAACGAGTCAGCGCCGACAACTGGGATATTCTGATTCCCACCATTCGCAAAGACGGTTCCGAGATTTGGATCACCTTCAATCCCAACGAAGCCAGCGACCCGACCTATCAGCGCTTCGTGGTGAATCCACCCCCCGGGGCCGTAGTGGTCAAGGTCGATTACCGGCACAACCCGTGGTTTCCCAGACCACTGCAAGCCGAGCGGCTGCATTGCCAGGCCACCGACCCGGACGCCTACCGGCATATCTGGGAAGGCGAAACGCGAGTGCGGAGCGCCGCTGAAGTGTTCCAGGGCAAATGGACGGTCAGCCGCTTTGAAGCCCCCGCGAATGCGCGGTTTTACTACGGGGCGGACTGGGGCTTTTCGCAAGACCCGACTGTGCTGGTGCGCTGCTATGTCGAGCAAGGGACGCTGTACATCGACCATGAAGCCTGGGGCGTCGGCGTGGAGATTGATGAAACGCCGACGCTGTTTCGCACCGTGCCGGAGTCTGAGCGCTGGCCGATTAAAGCCGACAGTGCCCGCCCAGAAACGATTAGCGCGATGCGTCGGGCCGGGTTCAACATTCACGCGGCGCGGAAATGGCCGGGCTGTGTGGAGGATGGGATTGCGGTACTGCGCGGCTTTAAGCAGATCGTGATTCACGAACGCTGCAAACACGCGGTGGATGAAATGAAGCTGTATCGCTACAAGGTGGACCGGGTGACCAATGACGTGTTGCCGCTGCTGGCCCCCGGCCATGACCATGTGATCGACTCAATTCGCTATGCCCTTGACGGCGTGATTAAGCGCGGCGGTGACGGGGCGATGACCATGCAGGTGTCGTCGCTATGACCCCTGACCAATACCGCCTGTTGCTGGAAAACTCCGACGCCCAGGTGCGCGGGCAAGCCGAGGCGGCGTTCCAAGCGTTGCTGGCGCGGATTCGCAGGGGTGACGCGCCGCAACCGGCGATAGCGGCGGTCATGGCGCAGTTCAATGCCGGAGTCACCAGCGATTTAGCTCAGGTGTTTTCGGCGTTGCTGGCGACGTCCATCGGCGTGGCCGAGATGCGCGACTGGCCCGTGGGCGGGGTGAAGTTGAGCGACGTGCTGTACACGAATGCCAAGGCGGTATCAGCCACCACCAGGACGATCATCGAACAGCACCTGAAAGGCCCGCACGCGGCCCGCGAATTAGCCAAGGCGCTGTACGAGGGCTATGACTTCAAGACCGATCCGCTCGACGTGGCGGGCAAGCTGGAAACCCTGCCTAACTACCTCAAGGTCGAGTTCAACAAGGCGATGGCAGCGAAACTCAAGACCCCGGCCTTGCGGGCCGCGTACCTGCAGGCGATTGCCGAGCAAGAGAAGGGCAAAGGCACCGAGGCGCTGCAACGAGTGCTGAAAACCGCCTTCTATGAGCGCAACCGCTATTACGCCAACCGGATTGCCCGAACGGAATTGCACCGCGCCTATACCGACCGGCAGAGTCGGGAGTTGATGAGTCAAGACCGGATTCAGTATGTGCAGCTCCGGCTGTCGAGCAAGCATCCCAAAACCGACATCTGCGATTATTTTGCAAGAGCGGATCGATATGGATTGGGGCCGGGGGTCTACCCCAAAGCCGACGCGCCGAAGCCGCCTTTTCATCCGCATTGTTTTTGCTTGCTATCTCCGATGATTGCGCTGTCGCCCAAACTCAAGCCGCACTTCAATCCCGATGCCGAGCGGGCATTTCTGGCGTCATTGCCGGGCAACGAGGCGCGGCAAGTGGCGGGCAGTATCGACAAGCGGGATCGGATTCTGGCCGGCAAGGCGACCATTGAAGAGGTCTACAACGAGGGTAAGGATGAGTTGTATCAGTGGAAGAGGGTTGGGGATGAGCGGACCCGCGTGGACTTTGAGGAAGCCGCCTAACCCACCACCTCAAACCGTGCCGCGATGAGCTTGTAATGCGGCAGCCGGTCTTCATCCATCACCGTATCCCGATAGGCGATTTGCAGACTGCCGCCCGCCGTGCGGTTGGTCGCAATCGCCGTCACCAGCAACGCTTCCCGAATCGCCGCGTCGAGCCGGAA